CTCTCATTCCGGTATCGTCATCTGTTGCAGCTGCTACGGCAGCGTGGGCTGTATGTGCCCATCGTGATTAGCGAGTTCTACGCCGGCGGCGGCTATGCTGGCGCAGATCCGGCGGCGATTCTGGCGCGGATGCGCTGGTATGACGAGCTGGCAGCGGCTGACCCGGAACTGCTAGCGTTCACGCCCTTCACCTTCGGCGGTATGGGCGTAGGTTGGGATGCTCAGGACTACGACTTCATGCTGCCGGCATTGTACGACTACACGTTGGCAGTCAATGCGCGGGTCAATGCGGCTCCCACGCAGCGCCCAGCGCCTGGCGGTTTGGAGCATGTGGTGACGGTGAACCTGTTGCCACAGGACACGACGCTGGTCGAGTTGCAGACGGTGACGGCATACCTCCATCCGGGGCGCCGGTCGTTTGTGTATTCTGCGGATGACGCCGCCTACCTGGTTGCCGGTGGCAAACCGGGTAGCAAGGTCGTGGTATGGAATGCCGAGCGCTGGAATGGCGACATCGAAGCCTACCTCAAAGCGCGGGGCGTGGCTGAGGTAGTAATGGCTGAATTTGGCGAGTTCGAGACGCCGGTTGCGCCTGGAACTGTGCCTGCCTACAGCCAGAACGATCCACGCTGGAAGAATCTGGTCTACAGCGGTGACGCGACCTTTGGTTCTTCCGGTTGTCTGGTCACGTGCGTGGCCATGCTGGCCGGGGTAGAGCCGCCTGAGACTGCACAACAATTGGTGGCGGCAGGGGCGTTCAGCGGAGCCTATCTCTCGAATCCGCAGCGCATCCCGGAGGCGTTGCCGCAGTTACAGTATGCCGGTGTCCGGCACTGGCGCGAGACGGAGCAGCTCGCGGATTTGAACCTGCTCAGACAGGAGATTATCGCGTATGGGGCGACAGTCTGCGAGGTGCGCTGGAATCCCAGCGCCGGTGGACCGCTGCCGGGCAACCAACACTTCGTGGTGGTGGAGTCCATCGCGGTAGATGACGCGACCATCGTGGACCCCTGGGACGGAGAGCGTAAGTCGTTGCGCGGGTCACGGTATTGCCTGGCGGACGAGACGGCAGCGCAAGCACTGACCGGGGTGCGCCTGATCCGGCGCGGGGGAGAGGCTACGCCGCCACCGGTGACCCCACCAAGTGGCCCGGTATTGTTTGGTATTCATGACGAGAACGGCGAGAACGACGCAACCGGCGCTCGCTGGTTGATGACGCGGGGGCTGCGCGGGCTGATCGTGCGCCCCATCTATCTTGGCACACATGCGCAGATGCTCGATTTCAGCGCCGAAGAAGCAGCTGGACTTCGAGTGATCGTGAATCTGCGCTATTCGTTCGCCCGCGACAACGGCGGCCAGGGGACTTTGCCGCTGCCGGGTACGCCAGCGTGGGCCCTCTTCGTGGAAGCGGCAGCGCAGACGATGATCGTCTCTCGCGGCGTGTGGGGTTGGGAAATCGGCAACGAGGTGAACAATCCCCGCGAGTTCCCGGAAGCAGGGGCATTAACTCCGGAAAGCGTTGCGGAAACGTATAACCAAATTCGGGCGCGCGTATGGCAGAGCACGGCGCGCCCACGGATGGCTCCAGGGGCGCTCGATCCATACAACGCACAGGCGGGTGATCCGCGGCAGTGGCTGCGGGTAATTTGGAATGGGATCAACGGAGCGGAGTTTACCGCTGCGCACGGCTATGTGCGCGGACCGGATCCAAAACTCATCAATTCAGCGGCTCAGTTCGCGGATCACCCGCTCACCTGGCAGTTCCTCAACTACCCGCGTTGCGTGACAGCCTTGCTGAACGTCTTTCCAGCACAGTATATGGCGCTGCCCATTTACATCACGGAGTTCAACCATATCTGGCGGGATGGCGGCGAGGGAGATTGGGGTTGGGTGAGCGACGCGCGCGCGGTGGAGATTGTGCGTCTGGCGCACACCGCGGCTGCGGAGTGTGGCTTCGCCGGCGTGGCGCTCTATCGCTGGGCCGGGGATGAGTGGCGGATGCAGGGCAATGCTGCGGTTTTAGGCGCCCTGGAGGATGTGCTCAGGGCATAGGAGTGGACGGATGCTACGGGCGCTGTGGCTGCAATTTCTGGCGACGGTGTGTCATATCTGGCTATGGCTGTTGCATACAGCCCATGACCATTATTGTCGCGAGCAGTGGCGCAGCGGTCATGCGGCTTTGAGTTTCGAGTTGTGGCGACGGCGGTGAGATGCCACGGGCAAAACCGTTTCAATGCCGGCGTTGCGGGACGTTATACACAGGTGGTCGTTGCCCGAAGTGTTATCCGGCGCAGAAGCGCCGCGTGACACGCGGGCGGAAGTCAGGCGGGGGTGCAGGGAGACGGACGGCAACGAGTGTGTTGGGGCGTTGGTCTCCCGTAAATGTGGATTATCTCGAAGAAGCAGCGGCGACGGCAGCCAAAGCCACGAGAGGAGGTGATCCAGAAAATGCGGAGTCCGCGAGCCGAAGCGGGGTATCGCCTTCCCCATGGGGGGAGGGGACGAGTGGAACGGTTGAGGGCGCGGAGACATAGCAAGCGCCAGGTACGGCGAGAGGAACGCAAGATCGCCGGGTTAAAACGCAAGGGCAGGTTATGCGCAGAGTCGTCATCGGAGTGGTCTCGGATACTCATGGTGGTCATAAACTCGGATTACTGAATCCCGAGACCACGTTGCAGCAAGAGGACGAAAGTGGCAATCTCGTGCCATGGATTCCGAAGCTCACGGCGACTCAGGAGCATTTGTGGCCGCTGTACATGGACCACATCGCCAAGGTAAAGTCTTTCGCCGGCGGCGATAGATTGGTGCTCATTCACAATGGCGACGCGACCCAGGGCACGAAATACCCTGATCATCTGGTCAGCACCCGAGTTGCAGATCAGATCGTGATCGGGGTGCAGAATCTCAGACCCTGGTTTGAACTGGCAGATGTGACCTGGGCAAGGTTGACCAAAGGCACGAGCGCTCACGTTCTGGGTGAGGGATCGAGCGAGATTCTGATTACTGAGTCATTGCGGTCGTTGTATCCAGAGGCAGATATCGGCGTTCTTTACCATGGTTTGCTCGATGTGGATGGCGTAGAAGCAGACTATGCTCACCATGGCCCATATCCTGGAAGCCGCAACTGGCTGCGGGGTAACGTGGCGCGATATGACGTGCGCTCGTACATGCTGGATGAGTTGAGCAGAGGACGGACGCCAGCGCGGCTACTGTTACGCGGTCATTATCATCAATGGATTCCGCCAGAGTCTCTCAGTTTGGAGTTTATGGGCGAGGTGTACACCACGACGCTGGTAATGACGCCGAGCTATTGTGGCATGGGCGCGCACGGACACCAAGCGACTCGCAGCGCATTTGCGCAGACTTTCGGCATGGTCGCCATCGAGATTGTGGATGGTAAGTTGGGTGAAATTCGAGTATTCAAGGAAACGGTTGATCTGCGCACGAAGGAGCGACTGGATGACTGATGAGACACGGCGCCGGATACTGGAGGAGTTCAGGCAGTTCAGTGTGCGACCCTCCCTGGAGCCAGACGAAGTGACTGTCACGGATTACGCTGAGGAGTATGGGTGCTCGCACCAACTGGCTTCACAACGGTTGAAGCAGCTGGTTGCAGATGGGCACATGACCATGCGTAAGGGTATTTACGACCCACGTTGCGGAAAAGTAGTCAATGCCTACCGCGCCAAGCAGAGTGCAGCTAATTGTTCTTAGCAGCGGTTTCGAGCGGTTTTGCAGGTGATTTTCGATGGATTGCAGGCTGCTTGGAGCCTTTGAAAACGGCAGTTAATGCGGGGTGAGATGGAGCAGGGGTTAGCAGAACCTACAGCAGAATTCCTGACCGAGGCGTGTCGGGAAGCGTTGCGCGCCATTCGCGGCAAGGAAGCGGCGAAGAAGCGGGCGACGGTGCTGTTGTTGGCCAGCGCTGCTGCTTCAGGTACGGCAATCAGCAAAGTTTTCAAGGACCCACGCGCCTGCTCTGAAGGAATCTGGTACACGAAGTGGCAATACGATCCGGCAGTCAAAGCCGCCCTGGAATTGTTGAAAGCGCGGGCACTGGAATGGTGCGACCAGGAAACAGCGCGTACCGAAGCCTATGCGCTGCAGGAGCGGCGCAAGAAAATCGCGTTGTTCTCACTGGATGCGCTGGATGGACTGCGCACGACCGCAACGAATTCCGAGGATCGCGCCGATCATCGTACCGAAGCCAGCGCGATGTTATTGGCGCTAGCGGACGAGGAATTGGCGGCGCGGATTGTGCTACTGCGCAAGGGGGCGACGGTGCCGGTGGAAGTGGAGGGACTGGATGCCCTCATTGAGCACGAATTGGCGCGAGTGGCCGCCACAGGCGAAGGCAGCGTTGTTGGCGCGGCTGCGGGAGATGTCGGAGCAGGCCAGTTCGAGCGAGGCGGCACGAGCGGGCCTGATTGAGTTTACGCGCCGGACGTATCCGCGCTATGTGGTGGATCCGGCGCACCGGTTGATTGCAGAGCACCTTGAAAAGGTAAGTTCCGGCGAGATAGACCGGTTGATGGTGTTCGCTCCACCGCAACACGGCAAGAGCGAGCTGGTCAGCGTGCGTTTCCCCGCCTGGTGGTTGGGGCGACGGCCTGATGATCCGGTCATTCTGGCGAGTTATGCAGCTAGCCTTGCCGAACGGCATAGCGCGGAGGCTAGAGCCGTTGTCGAAAGCGACCTCTTCGAGGAAATCTTCGCGGGGGTTAAAACACGGCAGGATAGCCGCTCGAAGCAGTTATGGCGGTTAGTGGGGAAACGCGGCGGTTTGCTGGCGGTAGGTGTAGGCGGCCCGATCACGGGACACGGAGCGTTACTGGGGATCATCGACGATCCTTTCGAGAATTGGGAGCAGGCGCAGAGTCTCACGGTACGCAACAAGGTGTGGGACTGGTGGCGCGGTACTTTTAGAACACGCATTTGGGAACGCGGGGCGATCATCCTGGTAATGACGCGCTGGCATGAGGATGATCTGGCGGGGCGGCTGCTTTCGGAGCAGGGCAACCGGTGGCACGTATTGCGTCTGCCGGCATTGGCGGAAACGCAAGAGGAGCGTGATGAGGTAGCCCGATTGCAGGGACTGCCAGCCGGTCAACCAGATCCGTTGGGACGCGCGCCTGGCGCGCCATTGTGTCCACAACGGTTCAGCGCTGAGGCCTTGGCTGCCATCCGTGAGGATGTGGGCAAGCTGGTCTGGGGGGCTGAGTATCAGGCTTTCCCCAGGCCGCTGGAAGGCTCACTGTTCAAGCGGGGGTGGTTTAGCACCGTGGATGCGCTGCCCTCCGGAGCCGTGAAACTGCGCTACTGGGATAAAGCCGGGACGCAGGGTGATGGCGACTACACTGCGGGAGTGTTGCTGGCGTTGCATGCCGGGCGCGTTTATGTCGTGGATGTGGTACGCGGACAGTGGAGCGCCCACGAGCGCGAGCGGGTGATGCGCAACACGGCAGAACAGGACGGCCAAAGTGTGCCGATCTGGGTAGAGCAAGAACCTGGCAGCGGCGGTAAGGATTCTGCAGAGGCGACGGTACGGAACCTTGCGGGATTTAACGTCAGGGTGGAGAAGGTCACCGGAGATAAACTCACCCGGGCTTTGCCCTACGCCGCGCAGTGTGAAGCGGGTAATGTGTCATTGATGCGAGGGGCGTGGAACGCGGTCTATCTGGACGAGTTATGCGCCTTCCCGAATGGCGCGAATGACGATCAGGTAGATGCCAGCAGTGGGGGGTTCAACCGGCTGGTTAATGCGGGCGGGATGGCGTACCTGGATTGGTTGAAACAAGTGAGTGAGCAGAAAAGCGAATGAGCGATTTGAATAAGCCAACATTGTGGGACCGAATTACAGGGCGGGCCAGCTTGCTGGAACGGGTAAACGCGCTGGAACGCGCGATCAGCGAGAGCAAGCCCCGTATTCCAGGAATCATCGCTTCTGGCAATGCCGACCGCGACCGGATGAACTCCTGGCCGCGTTCTGGAAGGGTAGATGCAGCATTGTTGCGGCAGGTGGCCGATCACACTGCCATCGTGCGGGCTGCGATCAATGCCAAGAAGCGGCATGTGTCGGCGTTGCATCCGGTGGTACGCGGTCCCGATGACGCGACGGTGATTGCCCTGCAGGGCTTGGTGGATAAGCCGACGCCTGACCATACCTGGCGACAGTGGGTCAGCGAGGTTCTGGAAGATGTGTTGATCCTGGATGCTGCCTGTCTGTACGTATGGCCCCGGCGCAGCGGCGCGTTGTACGCGCTCTTGCCGGTGGATGCGGCGACGATAGCGATCACCCCGGATGCGCGGGGATTGTTACCGCAACCGCCCGCCACGGCGTATGAGCAGCGGGTAAGCGGATCCGTAACCGCTACCTTCACTGTTGCGGAGATGCTGTACGAGCAAATGAACCCGCGGGCGCACAGCCTGTATGGGCTGTCTCCGACAGAGGTGGTGTTGCACACGGCGTTGACGGCGTTACGCCGCATGGCGTACAGCGCTGACCTTCTGGATGGCTCGAATGTGCCGGCGTTTTTCGGCGAGGTGCCGGATAACTGGAACACGGCGCAGATTCGCGAGTTCCAGGAGTATTGGGACCAGATGACCACCAATCGTCCCCACCGGGGTGTCTGGGGTCCGAACGGCACCAATGTACGCTTTCCGCCGCAGACTGAAGTGCGGACAGAGTTCGATGTGTATTTGGCGCAACTGGTTTGCGCAGTGTTCGAGATTCAGCCGCAGGAGTTGGGATTCACAGGCGATGTGAACCGGGCGACCGGTGAGGTGCAGGAGGAGATCACGCAGCGGCGTTCGGTGCGCCCGCTGGCTGAGTTGATCAGCGAGGTGTGGCAACAGGCTTTTGCCCTTACCGGCTACGGTGAGTACCGGCTGGCTTGGCCGGAATTGGAAGAGCGAACGAATACTGAGATTCGCCTGGATGCGCAGGTGTTGGTGCCGCTGGGGGTGCTAACTCCCAACGAGGTGCGTGCAGAGCTTTACCTTGACCCGCTTCCTGGCGGTGATGAACCGCGGAGACCGGGACTGTTGGGCTTTGCTGCCCAGCCCGAAATGACGCGGGCCAGCAGCCGCATTCCGTTGCAGGTGCCGGCGCCCGATGACCAGGTGGTGTTGTTACAGCTCCAGGAGACACTCCAGCGGGGTTACCTGGAAGCCTCGCAGCGGCTGGCAGTCGAAGCGTTGCTGGATACGTTGCGCGAGGCCAGCGAGCGCGGTGAGCCGATCACTGCAGCCATGATCAACGAGGCGGCGGCTGCGGTTTCCAACGCGCACGGTGAAGCCATTCGCCCAGTAGTCATTCGCAGTTTGCAGCAGATGGCGGAAGTAGGCGTTGAGGCGGGCGCGGAAGCGTTCACGGCGGCGGTGAACATCGGACTGGACTGGACGCTGGCTAACACGGATGCCGCGAATTGGGCGCGGCAGTATGGCGGCAAACTGATCAAGGGCTTGGACGATACGACCAAGGCGCGGGTTGGCGCTGAAGTCGGCGCGTGGGCTGAAGCCCGTGAGAATTACCGCGATTTGGTGAAGCGGATTCGGACCGTGATTGATGACCAGCGCCGAGCCGAGTTGATCGCGCAGACGGAGCCGACGAATGCCTATGCTGCCGGGAACATGGCGGCGTGGAAAGAGGCTGAAAACGAGCTGGGGCTGAGCATCGTCAAGGTGTGGAACACGGCGAATGATGACCTGGTGTGCGCCATCTGCGGACCGCTGAACCAACAAGAGCGCCCGCTCGACGAGCCGTTTGATGGCGGTATCGAGCGCCCGGCAGCGCACCCGCGTTGCCGGTGTGGTCTTGGTTCAGTGGTGATCTTAAATCGGGCAGCGCTGGCGCGGTTCCCGTGGCTACGATCACGTGTAGCGGAAGTGGGGCACTGATATGCCAGTCCAATTTGATTATGAAATCCACGGTCTCGCAGAAGCGATAGATCAGTTCCTGAAAGGCAATCAGCGTGTAGGTAAGGCTATACTCCGTGCTACGTTTGCTACAACACAACTGCTTGCAGAAAGGATGCGAAAGTATCCAGATAAGAGACCTGAGAGTAGATACAATCGAACATTTACACTAGGCAGAAAGTGGCATGGCAAGGCCAAGATGACCAGTGATGATGTTTTGGGGCTAGTTGGGAATACTGCCCCGTATGCGCCCTACGTGCAAAGCTACGATAAGCAAGCAGCTATGCACTGGGGAACCTGGCAGACGGATAAACAAGTGGTCAATGAAAGCAATGAAGAGGTTATGGAGATCTTTGCGGAAGAAATATCGCGGGCGATGTTGGCCGACAAAGATTAGCAGCGGTTTTTTGGTGAGGCTAGAGGCGCTTTAGAAGCGGCTAAATGCGGTGTAAAGGACAAAAAACAGCGGTTAAGGCTGGTTAGCGGAGGTACACATGATTGGAGATTATCTGCATCGTTTTGGACCCGTGTTAAGACGGTTCAGGGATATGTCGGATGGCAGCCACGCTGAGGTAGTGGCTGTGGATGGGGATGTGACCATTACTGACGGTGGTGGCAGCATCACCGTTGACGGCCCGCTCACTGATGAACAACTTCGCGCGGCAGTGGTGCCTGTTGCCGATGGAGGTGGGAGCCTCACGGTTGACGGTCCGCTGACAGACGCGGAACTGGCAGCGCGGTTGCCGCTGTCGGTAAGAGTTGATCTGGGCACGCCGACAGTCAGCATTGTGACGTTGACGCTGGCAAATACGGAGTACAACGCCGCAATAGCCAAGGGGCGACTTGAATTCAGGGCGCGAACGGAAGTTGCAGTGCGGTTTGCATTCGCAACGGGCAAGGTTGCTAGTTCAACCGATCCGTATGCCACGCTGAGGGCTGGAGAGGCATTCTCTAACGATGTGGATGCCTGCACGTTGTACCTGGCGAGTGCTTCTGCCGGGACCGTTGTGGAAGTTATCAACTACGCGGTATAAAACCGCTAATGAGTGATTAGCAGAACAGGAGGCATAGAGATGCCGATTACGCAGACAAACGCATTGACACAAGCGCAGCTGACCACGGTGGTGGGGCTATCTGCTCCAACAGTTGTCAGTTTCACCAGCGTCAAGATTGACCTTGCGGCAACGACTGCCAACCAGGTGCTCGTCGCGGCTCCCGGCGCGGGGAAGCAAATTTGGGTCTACTCCGTCGCGTTCCTGTTTGACACGGCGGCGGGCACGGTTGTGTTTCACGACAGCACGCCAACGGCGCTCACTGGCACAATGGCGGTAAGCGATGAGGGCGGCCTGGCTATCGCGCCGTCTGGAAACTTCGCCATGCCCATCTGGAAATGTGCCACCAACACGTCGCTTCAGGCGTCAACGGGCGCAGGAACGGTTGACGGCTGGCTCACCTATGCGATTGTGAGCGTGTAGCATGACCCAACTGACATGTACGGGGGCGGGGAAGAGCGCGGCAGCTGCGGGACTGCCAGATTACTGGACGTTCAACGTTGTCACGACCGCGCCAGGGGAAACGTTCACGCTGCAAGCCGTAGGCGTGAATGCTATGCAAACGTGTGTCGTTGACTGGGGCGACGGCGGCGCTACGGAGAACTGGACTGGCGACGCTTCGCGCTCGCATGTCTACGCGGCTGCTAGTACATACACCGTGACGGTGACGAACGCGGCGGAGATTTGGAAGATCGACATGCGCGATGCCAAAACATCGTGGACGGTGAGCGATGCTGCGCCGATGCCCGCGAATATCACGACCATGACCATGAGAACCCTCGCAGGTTTGACGTGGAACGTGGGGAGCGTGGCGGGTGCGAACATGCTCACGGGCATCACGTATATCTACATGGAAACCCTCGCAGGTTTGACGTGGAACGTGGGGAGCGTGGCGGGTGCGAACATGCCC